AGCTTTCTAAAGCTTTTCAAAGCTTACCCCTCTCATCTCCTCAACATCATCATCAACGCGAAGCTAAGGCTCCGCTTTCCGTGCCCCTCACGCGTAAGCGTGGGCTCGTGCTTCTATGGAGCATCCATTGAGCCTCCCAAAGCTCCGCAACCTCGACAAGTACGGGGTCATCACTGACGTTGACCCGTTCGACTTGCCGCTTGGTGCTTGGTCGATGGCTCTCAACGTTCGCTTCGAGAATGGCCGTGTTAGCTCTGCGCCTGTGTGGCGCGCTGTTGGCAATCCTCTCAGCAACACCAGCCCTCGCTTTGTGTTCGTCGCGAACAAGGCTGACAGTTCAACGTCCATCTACGTGTGTAACTTCGATGGGACTGTGATCGATTGGACACCTAACGCTGAGACTGATGTTTCCATTACCGGCTTCACGACCAACGAAGCTGAAGCACAGTGGACTGGTGCAGCCCTAGCAGGCGTCGTGTACCTCAATCGGGAAGACAGGCACCCTTGGTGTCTGAAACCAACCGACAGCATCTTCTCTGAAGTACCTCTGTGGGACAGCGGATGGCACGCGAAGATCATCCGTGCTTACGCTGGTGCGCTGGCAACCTTCAACATCACCAAGGATGGCGTTCGCTATCCTACGATGGTCAAGACCTCCGATATCGTAGCCGATCCGGGTGTGCCCCCTCCCTCATGGGATGCGACCGACGCAACGACCAACGCAGTCGAGAACCCCCTTACTGAGATGAACGGCGAGATTGTCGAAGCTCAGCAGCTTGGCAACGCCATGATCATCTACAGCAACCAAGAAACTTGGCAGATGGCTGCTGATGGTAGTGACGATGTTTACTCGTTTCGCCCTCTGCCCTTCTCGAAGGGTGCAATCGGGACCAACTGCGTCGTTGAAGTAGACAATCAGCACTACGTGTTCGGGGCAGACGACATTTGGAAGCATGACGGCCTGTCGAGCGAGAGCATCGCAGACGCCAAGGTGCGCAAGTTCGTCTTCAACACCCTCAACGCCAAGCAGAGCGACCGCTTCTTCGCCTCGTACAACCCATCGAAGAAGACCATCAGCTTCAACTACGTCAGTGGTGATGCCTACGTGGTCTTCAACGGCAAGGGATGCAACCGCGCGGCTGTCTATCATATCCCCACGGGGACTTGGACGTTCGATGACGTGCCTCTGGCATTTGCCTCTGGCTACGCGAAGGTCTCTCTACAGACACAGACGTGGACCAACGTAACAGGTACGTGGGCGACGGCTGGCGGTACGTGGTAGGACCTCGAAGACGGCTTCAAGCGCACCCTGGTCTATGTGGGCGAGAACGCCAGTGGGCTCACAGCGCGCGTGTACGCACGCGACGACTACGGCCAAGGTTCAAACCTCTCCTCTGACGTGGACACGGTAGCGACGCGGCCGGGTATGCTCCTGCGTGAAGGCATCGACCTTGACGAGTTGGACGCTGAGCTTCGAGGCTACAAGGTGCTCCTAGCACTCTGGCCTCAAGGCCGCCTAGACCCCTCTGCTGCTCCCATGAGCTTCACGGTTGGTGCGACTGACTACCCGTCAGTGCCATACGTCTATGACCCTGCTCAGACCTACGACACAGCCGAGAACTACAAGCTGGACTTCCAAGCGGCTGGTCGCTTCCTCAGCTTGAGGATGGACTACCCCTACTACAAGACAATGAGCCTCAGCGGTTTCGATTTCGATATCGACACCACAGGCTCACGATAGCTCCCGAATAGGCTCTGCCTGCGGGATAGCCAAAGGACTACCGTATGGGCTCCGGCTATCGTCGATAACCCCAAGCGTAGAATGCAGTGTCTCCCATATGGGAAGGCACAGTGCCGTGCGATACGGCTAGGGGCCTACAAGACCACGCTCATGACGTGGCCGGGAGGAGTTGATCACCTCCCGCTTACATTTCAAGAGCCAATGCGGCCCACGCGCGATCAGTGGGGTACATGACCAGCGCCTCTGCCTCCCTCCCCGTACACAAAGCCGGGTGACAGGTACGCGCTGGCCCTCCCTTGGACACACATGGCCGACACAGACGTTCTCAAGCAATACCGCGTGGGCGATCCTCCTACACTGCCGGGCAGCGACAAGCTGTACCTGTCTGAGGAGTTGAAGCGCATCTCAGCCGCGATCAACCTGCTTGTGCAGGTCGCAAAGAAGCTCGAAGCACGGATGACTGCCAATGGGATTTGAGTTTCACGCCGAGCACGAGCTTTCCTCCTCCGATGAGTATCG